GACTTTGGTTTCTTAACATCTAATATATTTGCAATAGAGAAGAATAGTGTTCCTCTATCATCTTTAAAACCTTTTCTAAGTCCTGCAGCTGAGAATGGTTGACAGGGAAATCCACCAGTCAATATGTCATGATCTGGTAATGATTCTGCAACAACATCATTAATATTGGCGACAGTCAATGGTGGGTCAGAGTGATTTAAGTCATACGTATGTTTACACCACTTGTTTAAATCATTACCGTATACAGTTTCAAATCCTACGGATTCCATACCCATACGGATACCACCGACACCTGCAAATAGATCAAGAACTTTCATTGTCCACCCGTATCTAATGATTTAATTATATCACGTAATTGTTCCTGTGTCAATACTTGTAACGCCTCAAGTGCTTTTGATTTAGAATACTGGTAATAATCCATCACTTCTTGTAGATATGGTGTATCTGATTCTTTATACCACTTATTGAATCTTTTACCTTTTCTAACACTTTGATATAGAAAGTCATACTGACATACAGGAGGAAGATTAGGATATTGATTCATCTCATTGGCAAACATAATTGTATCCAACGAATAGGATAGTGCAATATTGGCCAAGAATGGATTATAATCTCTAGTATGTGCTACTGACGACTTTTCATTAATTGATTTAACATATTCAAATGGGCCAATGGTCATACAATCAAGTGCAACGTTTACTTTTCAAGTCTTCTAATACTTGTTTTCGAATTTCAATCAGTTCATTATAACACTTTTGATTGTGTGCACAATCTCTAAGTGCATGGTCTGGTTTCATGACTGATTCAATGAATAAGTCTAACGCACGATTCCATTTAATGTTTGATGACTCAATGTCATTAATTACGTTTTGGTCTTTCATGTGTAGTTTTCAAGATAAAAGTCAATTACACCCTCAGAGTGCATTTTTCCCATATTGGTCCAGTCTTGTGCACATTCATATAATGATTGGTTACTGTACAATGGTTCCCCATTGTTGTTATTATGTGACCCAAATCTCCTGAGAAGTTTATACAAAACTTTATCTCGTACACCGAGTCGTTCATCTGAATAACGCCAGTCTTTAATCATTCGTTAACCTTTGAATTCTACAGACATCATTAACTCTGTACACATTGCTACAGTATTAATCTCTTGATTGGCTACAACAGATGCCCGATGTTGATATTCAGCCAGAGTTAATACACAATGTGGGAGTGATTTAGGAATAAGATAATCCTTCATCTGAGTATATATAGAACTTACAATCTCTGTAGATTGAACACCAGCCGCCATTGATTCTGCAATCCATTCACGAACTTTAGTGAAGTTCTTTGCTTTCATCAGTGCAAATAATGTACTGATATGTTCTTCTTTAACCTGTGAAATAATAGTCTGGTCAATCACACCAGATGCACAACAACGTTGAAGTTGATGAAGAACTTTACGCCAGTTTGGATAGTATAGATTAACAAGGTCTTTTAAGACAGGAATATCATCTTCCTTCAGTTTGATCTTCTCTTCTACAAGAATAGAAATCAATCGTTTGGTAAACTCATTTGGAATACTCTTACTATCATTAGGATAGTTGAATACATATTCCTGTAATCGTGACCGTAGAGGGTCAATGAGTTTATATTGATAGTTACAGGTAAGAATGAATCGACAGTTATTTTGATACTGTTCAATCAATGCCCTAAGGGACTTCTGTGCGTCCTGTGTGAGGTTATCTGCCTCATCTAGTAACATTACCTTATACGAACCATATAGAGAGGTTGTAGAGGCAAATGATTGAATCTTGTTACGAACGTCATCAATACCTCGTTCACACGAAGCATTCATAAACATCATATCAAGATTTAGTTGTTCACATATGACTTTAGCTACAGTTGTTTTACCAACTCCAGCATCACCAATGAACAACATATTAGAGAGTTCACCATTGTCAACAATGGTTTGAAACTCATTTTTAAGCGTCGTGGGGAGGACACATTCCGAGATCTTCGAAGGTGCGTGTTTCTCCACCCATAGATAATTCTTCGTTGCAGGCATTACAAAAAGTAGTCAAAAGGTCGGAGAAGTCTGAGGATGTCCAGTTATTAAATCTGGATTCTTTGGGATCATTTTCATCCCAGGTAATTGTAAGGTTTAACTTACCGGAATCATCATACCATTCATTTACTTCAATTGTCATCTAAAATTCGTAGTGTTGATCAAGGATTGTAAATGAGAAGATATTTTGAAATATATCTAATGTGATTGTTAGTCCGGCATCTCCACCAATTTGAAATAGGAAACATGGAATAATGTTTCTGAATGTTTTCCTTTCAAAAGATAAGGAAACAATGGAGACTCTAGGTACTTTTACAATATCTAGATATGCTCCATTGGGATATTTTGTGAAATCAACTAGCTTCATAGTTCGAATCAGGTTCCATTGCAATGAACGCGACATATGGTCGTGAATGATGAGTGAATTTGGATAGATTCTTAGAACTAATGATGACATCATAGTCACCAGAAATAAGTTTCAGGTTCTCCACTTTCATATTAAACTGGAAGACATCTGATGTCTCACCAACTTCAATACAGAATGAGTTTGAACCGCTATTCTTTTTATCACGAACTGTGAGGAAGATCTTCTCACCATCACCAACAATTGATACATCAGGAATCTGTAAGACTGCTGCTGCCTTCTTAACACTCTCTAGATTCTCTTCAGTGAGAACAAGACATACATCTTCACTAGGAAGTTTCAGTTCTTTGTCTGGAGGTGAGGTAACAACAGAAGGATCAGAGTAACGATAATCAATACTATTCTTATCACTTGCAATAGTGATAGAACTTTGATTCAATTGCAGATCAGCACCAGGAATCAGTGATAAACAATTTAGGAACTGAGATAGATCATAGATTGCAATGTCACGATTAAAAGTTTCATCAATCTCAGCTTCAACCAGAATATTCTTCATTACCGACATAGATCGAAGTTTAGATCCTTCTTTAATGAGAATCGACTGGTTGATAGTCGAGAAGTTTTTCAGAATGTTGATTGTATCTGCTGAGAGAAACATAATATAGAATAGACTAAGGGTATTTTACAGTTAAATGGATTCTTTGTCAAGGCTAATCCGTAATAAGATTAGATAACCTGCGAGATCCATCACTGTGTCTTCATCATCATACAGGCCATTGTTCATCACACGATTGATTTTATCATCAATTCGTACACGAAGTTGTTCTGTACTTGATTCATTACTAAAGATGCGGACTGGTTTCAAAGCAGAATCTCCATATTTAAGATTTTTACTTAATAGGAGACTCTTTAATTCATCACATTTGGCCGCGATTAATTTTGAAGATTCATCAATCATAATAGTTTCTGGTCCAAACTCTGTTAGTTCTTCACTATCAGAGTTTTTAGGCCAGGGACTTGAATTCCACTGTGTCATTAATTAGTGTACAAGGGGTGGTAAAAATTCTGAGGTGTCGTCACGCCACCATGTATCAAACTCTGATCTTAAATACTCTGCATCAATTCTAAATTTCTGATCTCCGGTCTTTTTATATTTGGAAATAAGTTGTTGCATTTGACGGTTAAGATCACTGGACGTAATATCCATGATGAGTTCCTCCAATTGAACTTTGGTATTGCAGACCCTGCTATTATCAGCGTTTGGGTTGATACTCTCCTTCATCGATGTTATATTTAGATTTGAGTTTCAAGATAACATACTCTTCCATATAATTCGTTAAGTTCACGACTATTGGAATCAATTGTTACTGTTAATTCACGAATAGTTTGTGATAGGAATACAATTTGTTCTTCCATTGTTCGTTCTTCACCATCTAGTGAAATGAACTTCTTAGTTGTACTCATAAAGGAAACCTTCGTCGGTTGTGTAATAAATGTGCTCAATACCTGATTGTTGTAATGCTAGTGAACATATAGGACAAGGTTTAGCATTGCGGATTTCATGTCCACTATGTCCACCCAATCTTGCAACAACAATTGTATCAACTTCAGACCTACATTTCACTAATGCTGATATCTCAGCGTGAAGGTAAATCTTCTCACTTAATCCTACCATATCAGCTAATCTAGCTTGTAATGGATGGGACTTCTTGTCTTGATTGACTGCCTGTGTAATTACTTTGGTCTTATGTAATAACAAGGCACCAACCTTTTTACGTGATTTAGAGGACTCAGCAACCTTAATTACTAAGTCCATAATCGGTCGATCAATCATAATTACTTGTTATTAGATACTAGTGGGGTTTGTATGGGACACTGTAAGTCTAACGGTGTTTGTCTCTTTTGTCAATAGACACAAAAAAGAGGGTATTAAAACCCTCTATTGTTCAATACTCCCATTGAGTCTGATTCAGTTCATCTTTCGACAGCTCTTTTTCATAACCATCATTATCAAGGTTGTAATACGATTCGTAGTACATATCGAAATCGGAACCATCCAACCCAAGATATTCTGTAGCAAATTCTTCCATGTCAGTGACAGAGGGAATACTAGAAGGAGACAGTGCCATTGTATGAAGTGAGGGTAGTGTTATTTATTACGGAAAACTATCAGAGTTGAATGTCTTCAATGATAGTTAATGCCATATCAAATCGTGTTGCATCTTCGTTCCATGTAGTTGCCAGATTAGGCTTACCTTCTTTAATCATGATTTGTGCAACCTTAGTGTGTAGATCTTTGAGAGAGAATAGAATGTTTCTACAGATATCAAGTGCGTCCGATGGATCATCACTTACAATCTGTTCAATAAGATCACTAGCAGGTGCATTCTCCTGTAAGTTTAGTAAATCCTGAACCGTGTTTACATCATTAAGATCACTGGACATGTTCAAGTGGCGTTGACTCATCAAACATATACAGTTTTGGACCAGAAGTCAATGGGCCATGTGCCAGTTCGTAAAGTGTCCACTGCCCCTTGACATGACCCCCATAATACCCTATACTTAATTCATACACAGGAGGTTCTCTTGCCCGTTATCAACCTTCGACCACATCAGCAAAACGCTGTCAATAGTATGTGGGAAACGAACAAGGGTACCATCGTGATGCCCACTGGTTCTGGTAAAACCATTACTATGATCGATGACATGAAAGCATCGATGATGAAAGATGACCAAACCATTGTTGTTGTCGGTCCTACGATTGCACTTACTAATCAACTGTCACGTGAGTTCCTAGAACTGATCGATGATGTTGATGTCATGCATGTACACAGTGGTGATACAAAACATTTCACTGATACTGACCCCCGTATGGTTCACACCTGGTGGATGTTTGCCAAGGGTCATAGAATTATCTTCACCACATATCACTCCTTGCATCGTATTCAAGAGAGTAGGATTAACGTCGACACCATATACTTTGACGAAGCACACAATAGTGTCAACCGTCAGTTCTTTACTGCTGTTCAATACTTCTCCAATAACGCCAAACGTTGTTACTTCTTCACTGCGTCCCCTAAGCACTCTCTAACCGACGAGAAGCCAGGTATGAATAACACCGAGGTGTATGGTGATGTCATTTGTGAAGTACCTACCACAGAGATGATTTCAGAGGGTTACATTGTTCCCCCTACATTTCATACTATCACATGTGATCAGGTTGTCGATGGTAAATATCCCTGTGATGTAGACATCAGTAACCTTATCAAGGCTGTCAAGAATCATAACCTTAAGTCTGTTCTAGTTTCATGTAAGAATAGCACACAACTATATCACCTTACAACATCAGAACGATTCACATCATTCTGTAGTGGTAATGATTACACCATCTATTCTATCTGTTCACGTTACGGTTGTTTCATCAATGACAACAAAGTTCGTCGTGACGTGATGTTTAGACACATGAGAAACAATCAAGGTAAGTTCCTTGTATTTCACATCGAGTGTCTATGTGAGGGAATCAACCTACCTAAACTTGATGGTATTGTTCTTCTTAAGAAACTATCAACCATCAAGATGGTTCAATCTATCGGTCGTGTACTTCGTCTTGATGAAGGTAAGATAGAGGGTAAGGTCGTGCTACCAGAATACAGCAAGTATCTTAAGAGAACACATAAAGGTGTAGCCAATATCATGGAACTAGTGTATGATAGAGGTCAAACACCTGTGGAGTATATTCGCCGATGAAAATAGACGAAAAGATGAGGGTTCTTGGTAGTATTGGTGTGGTGTTAGGTTACATCACACTCACCCATGTTGACATGTATCTAGGTGTGATAATTCACTTCCTAAGTGATGTCATCAGTGTCCCATACTTCATAAGAACAAAATCATGGGATGTTGTCATAATGATCGCATTCTTAACAACTGC